TCGGCAAGGTCTGTGCCGCCCGAGTTCTAACATAATATACATTATGCGAAATGACTTATCCGCCGTGTCAGCTGGATTTGGCTTTGGATCACGTCTTGCCTACCTCCTCGTACACCTCGCAAGGATGAGATTGAGGCATGAATGATACCTATGACCTGGACAACCGCCCGCCGTGCTGGAAGCCCGGCACCCAATGTCCCAACAACTGCGCTCGCGATCACTACAAACGGATCGTGGACAACCACGTCAGCCTGACAGGCCCGTGGGCTGGCTGGCGGCTGGCTGGGCGAGATCTGGTGTCCCCGACTGGCGAGCGGATATCAGAACGCAGGCTGCGCGGCCTGCTATAGGGTGTGGACGCTACTGATTTACGTGACGCGACACGAAAAAGGAACGTTGCACGAAAAGCTGGTCAGCGGTCGATGGTCAAGGCCATTGTCGTAGACCTGGGCGACTGGCGAGAACGTCACTTCGGGACCCGCGCCGGATAAAAGCGCATCCGTAGGGGCTGAAGCCCTTATACCCGGATTATTTGCATGCGTTATGGACGATGTTGTCCATCGTGCTGGAGGTTGAAAACGAGCGCCGGAGACCGGCAGCGTTGTAGACCGCAGCTCGCTGCCTGCGAGCACTTTCGCAAGCATCACTAGTGGTCCTGATGCTCGCCCCAGTCGCACGGCTAGCGCCAGCCCCACCCACGGAAGCCACAGCAGGTCTTTGCGCGTCCCGACGTTGTGCCACTTCACGCTCCATCTGAGCCAAGCGGGCACGTAGATACGGGTTGTCCCGGTCAGGAATAGCCCAAGGCCGACTCAGCTGCGAATCAAACACCTGGCGCGCCCTCGATCGGTGCTTTTTGGAAACCCTTGCAGCGCAACGGTTTCCAGCCCGTTTTTCCAGCAGGATGGATCTGCGATCAAGAAAACACAGCCAATAGACCGATATGCAGCACGTAATAGCAATAGAAGGCCCATCGTGTCCTGGGCACGTCCAGATCGACCTGACCCAGCGCCATCACCGGTAGCGCCAGCAGCGCCCAAGCGTTGCCATTGAACAAGCACAGCGGCACGAACGCCGCAGTGCCTAGCCAGAAATGGCTGTCCACGCGCTTGGTGGCGAACAGCCACCACCACACGACAACCAGCACGATTCCAGACCACTGGTAGTCCACCAGCAGCGGTACCGGCACCGCAAGCAGGCACAAGCGAGCCAT